CGACTGCAACAGAATTTATTTGGAATGGCTTGTATTCTGGTACTGTTCCTAATACAACATCCACAACAATACCGAATGTCGCTACTGACTATAATTCAGGAACAACTATACTAGTCCACGTAGACCATCCTCTTTGTACTGTAAATAATTTAGCTATTTCTGTAATGCAAGATAGCGTCAGAATGGCTAAAACATCTATTCTCATATCTTCTGTTACTGAAGGTAAGAGGCAGATAGGCTTCTATTATGATAACGTATCAGGATTTGGAAATAGCATTAAGTCTGCATTTGAAAATAATGACCAGTTTCTTTTAGGTAGAGCAAGCTGCGGTAGTTATATGTTCTTATTACCGAGAGATGAAGACACTTTACTAGTAAGTGGCGATGATGCACTTTCAACTAAAGCAATAATAGTCGGTGAAGCAAACTCTATTTCAATACCTCTTGTATTCCAGTATAGAATGACAGACTATTACGGAGTAGGTATAAAAGGTTTTGGTGCAGTAGGTGGTGATTACACTGGAGTTACAACGGATGTTGTTTTTGCAAAGCAAATGGGATTTGATCTATTTGATATAGACGGTGAAAGATTCTCATTTGACCTCGAGATATTTGCTAAATATGCTGTAGACAATTTAAGTATAAATAACATACCTTCGATATCGATCTCTAACGCTATAAAAGATCTAACAAAGAATATACCTGGTACACAACCAAATATAAACTTAGCTACTAAGAATCCGATAACAGGGAATAAATAAGTTCAAAGTATAAATGAGTATTAAGATTTTACAAGATGCTTCATTCGGAATACTTAGAACTAACCCTAAAATAACCGGTAATGTTAAGGTTGTTGTAGATAGTTCTAATAATACGTTTATCGAAAGTATCGATGCAAACGATGAGTTGTCCAAGTCAAAGTACAAGGCCGTAAAAACGTCTGCGTCATCTTCATATCAGTTTGATGTAGCTAGGGTTTTTAGCAATGTGCCTTCTGATATATTCTATGATGTTAAAAGGCCAAGTTCAGATTATAGTGTATTAGATAACTATGGTGCCCAGTTTGATCTGGACTATTGCTATGGTTCTTTCTCTGTAAACTCAGATTCATATAAAGAAGAATTTGGTGTATTTGCACCTATTTGGATAGAGAATAATATACCTGACTATTTCATAATTTTCAGAGTTGACGGTCCTGTTACTGTTAACAATAAGGATGCTACTACTGAAAATGAAAATGCTCCAGCTGTTGACAATCCAGCAAATATAAAGGATCTGTTTCTCTCAAAGGCTAAGATAATAAAAACTTTCAACCTTACTAATTCTACAAACATAGGTAGATATTTAAGAAATTATAAAACGTCTGAAGGCTTTCCTGTTTCTGCAATTAACTTTAGCACAAGATCCGATCAGGGTACTTATTTTAATGGTATCAGTATAGATAAGCCAGGTGGTTTTACAGGAAAGGCTGAAAATGTATATGACACTTTATTTGTTACTGACAGAACTATCTTAGAAAACGATTACTTTATTACAGGCGGATTTGAAAGAAATAGACTGACTGCAGCTAACATAATCAATCTTGAATTTTTATTTGATGATCCTGAAGCAGATTCATTTGAAATAAACAGATACTTTGGTTTATATGTAAATGAAGAACGTGAAGGTACATTTAGACTTGACGGTAATAAATTTTATCTAAGATCACAGGGCGATAAGCAGACAAAGCCAAATACAGACACCTTATTCGGAGCTAATAATGAGAATGATTACACGATAACTAACGTTAATGGTGTAAAACTTTATGTGGATAATAATTTTACTACTACAACTTATGATATACCGGTTGGCTCTAATCTGACAGCTAATAGTTTTATACCTAGTTTTTCTGATGTAAGTACCTTGAATAGTATTTTCTATGTAAAAGATAAGAATGGTAATTTCTATAACCTGAATTATGCTAAAGACTGGCTATCGGACGAGGTAAGATTACAGAATACTTCAATACAGCTTTCAGATTTTACAGGTTTTGAAGAGACTATATTAACTACATATGGTAAAGTTCCAAACAAAGCAAGTAAAGCTTCTTCGTATATAGAAGTTCTTACTCAATTTCAAGATGGTGATAGTTATGTAGTTGCTTTACCTAAAAAGCAAGCGTATGAAATAAGAGCTATCAGTCCAGTAGGTGGTGATACTTTAACTATTACAGATGAGTCTGGAACATTTTCTCTATTGATATCTGTAATAAGTTCAGACCCTGAAGATGTTCTTAATGAAATAGAATATGAAATAGAAGTTTCAGGTTTACCTATTTTTGAAAGATATTCTGCGACGGTTAAGAATGGTGTTTTATTATTATCAGAAAAGCAGCTTTCCTGTATAGATGATAATTTTGAATTACTTATAACTGGTACAAGTGATATTACAATAACAAAGACTACATCGTCCGATTTATTTCCAAACACGATAGTAGCTGATTCGAGTGTTACTACACCGGGTGAAGCAGACGGATTATCGTTTTGCCCCTTTGGTACTACAAGTGAAATTGCTCAGGCAATGGCCATAGCAATCAGTAACATGGAAGATGTTTTGTATGAAGCAACATCTATCGATAATAAGGTAATTATAATTGCTAAAGTAGCAGGTCCTAGGTTTAATAGTTTAGTTGTAGGTAGAAACTCCTTCATGGCTGCTAACCAGGTTCAGTTGATTACAACTTCACCTGCATTTACGCACCCTGATTACTTTCTTTATTATTTTCTAGGTGGTACGGATAATCCTGCCAGTAAGAGCATAGTTGATATTGACCTTTTTACTACATTTAATGTACCTAACAGGTATCTAAGAACTAATAATGATAAAAAGATATCAGAAACTATTACCAAGATAAAAAGCGTTTTCTATTATACAGACGAGGAAATTAGAGATAAAAATGGTAAACTGATAGGTTTCAAAGATTTTGATAAGTATTGCGTAGTTGCTATAAACGATAAGTTTACTATATTTAGAGATTCAATGGGTTCTGTTTATTTATATGAACTATATGATATACCATTCGGTAGATTTTCTATATTTCCTATGAAGACAATGGACTTTGACTTTTTAAGTACCGAGTACGGTGATGAAAAAGAGTTAAACACTGAGATAGATTACTACAGGCAATATTCGAATCCTTCATTCCCTGTTACACAGGAAGACGTTGTTGAATTTTATGCAAAGAAGGGATTTACGACTTTATTAGATGCACTGACATCTGAAGTTACATCATTTCAAAAGGGTCAGTTGACTATTACTTCACCGAATATTGAATGCGAATATGATAGGCTCAAGGAAAATGATCTCATAGAAACATCTGTACCTTCTAGAACAGTACCTTATATCAATAAATGGGTATACAGAAATGGTAAGAATGTAAGGGAGACTGATTACAGACTTTCAGTTTCTGAAGCATTTGGTATTACTAATTTCTCGCCTGCTGCAGATGAGAAAAGTAGAAATGCAAACTATTTTACACATGAATGGTATTACTTACAGAAGCTACCTAGATATTATGGTTTATACCCTGCTGAAAGGCTGGATAAAGTTTTTAGTTATTTTCCAGATCCAATTAACGTATCTGCTACAGGTTTATTAGATTGCAACAGTGATTACTTTACGGAGTATTTTACAGTTGATTATCTTAAGTACCCTATAATTGATACAGCATATGCTACAGGACTTACAGCTGCAGCAACGGCTGATCAGGCACAACCGTTTACCGTGTTTCAGGAGGTACCTTTTCCAGTAGTTAAACAACTTAGATATTCTACATTAGAAGGTGCATCTAGTCAAAACTTTGCATCTACACTTTTCAGAGGTGTTAAAGTTATTGTAAAAGAAAGAGTTGAAAATCAGATAGTAATTGACTATGATATTTCCTCTATTAAAACAAAGTATAGCACTAGATTTAACGACTATAAATTTTCTTGTGTTTTAATACCACATAATGGTGAGTATGATGGAGTTAAAAGAAAAACTATAGAATATGAATTTGTTGAGAATAGAAAGTTTAAGTCTATTACTTTTTTGATCTATTTGAAAATAGATGATATACTTTGTCAAACTGAATATTTTGAGAACGATGTATACACTACAGTTGAAAATGATTATATTGATAGAACTATTCTATACGCTTTAAAAAGTAAAGTTACAACATTGGACGCAGGTGTTACACCTACACCGTATGATGATATTATTTTATCAGGCGCAGTAGATGGTGTAAGAACTTTAAACCCGGTTTCTTCTACTAATTCATATTTAGTTGCTAATTCAAACACATCTTTTTTAAGAGGTACATTGAATGCTGCAGGCCAAGAAACACTTTTCATTGAAGAAATTTTAACTAACAAGGATGGCGGATTTAATCAAATATCCGTTCAACCCGATGGTAGTTCAGCGCAGCTTTTCCAAGTTAAGAACGTATTGAATAATGGTATAGTTAATGTTGTTGATGACTTAAGTGTATATCCTAGTTTTACTAATGGCTGGTCGTTCCTTTCAGATTTTGCTAAAGAGAATGGTGTTTACACATATCTTAATGGTGGTTATAATTTCTGGACTAATCGTTTAAATAAAGTATCATTCGGAGCAATACAGGATCTTATTAACCAGGGTGATCCTTCTATAAAGTATACAACTGTAATGGAAGATTGTAGTATAGTTCAAAACATGTTTATTGTTGAATTACAAACTGCAAACTATGTTATGAAGTCTAATTATCTTAGATCGTTTGAGACAATTGATCGATCTAATACAACTACCGACATCGATGTACTAGTAGGAAATAGACTTGAATTTAGCAGAACTGATTCTAAGATATCTCCTATTTACAGGCATATTGGTTACTATCAACCTAAGTTTAAAGATACTTTTTATTTCCTAGATCCTTATACTGTTGATTTAGAAATTGATGTAACAAGTAAAGAATATCTTGTTAAGTTAAAAATGAAGGATAAGAATACTCAGTTTATGTTTATAAATGATTTTGGTGTAATACCAGATTTTTATATGCATAAAGTGAATGATGTTAACACAAGTTCTATTACACAGCTTTCGTTAAACTCTTCATTCTTACCTGTATACCCGAAATCAGGTCAGATCTCAATTGACTATAAAGATTTTTATACATTCAAAACAAACTGGGATGCTAGTTATTTTCAAAAGTTCTTTGAGAAAAATACAAAGACTGATGTGGCTGGAACTAGAAGTATAATAGAAAAGAGATCTTTCTTTGGTTCTAAAATAATGAAGATTGAAGATTCAGTTACAATTGAAACGTTTGATGCAATAAGAGCTAATACTGAGGAGGAATTAAATGTTTTAGGTAGAGACATTTTGAAGCCAGATAATCAATATGAGGTTGTTTACTATGAGGATAGTAGAAAGTTTATACTGGACGTTTACCTAGAAAAAAGAATGATACAAACAATATCTGAGCTGGGTGTCTATAGCTTTTTTAACCAATACATTAATCCTTTATATGGATTTGGTAGTGAAGAAGACATCATAGATGATGTAAATGGCTACATACAAACTAACATTGTTCCTAGATATAAATTAAGTAACCTAAACCTATATGTTTTAAAGTCGGGTAATGTAAAACTTAATCAACAATATCCTGTTGTCAACTCAACCCTAACTGATGCTCAAAAAATTATCAATGGTTATAAGATTGATAATAATGTACAGTACGTACCACTTAATGGTATTAACAACTTTAATGTAAGGTTGATATATAATAAGACAGCTGGATTCAATTATTCTATTGCACCTAGCTTTAGATTAAATAAAAAATAACGGTAATGGCAAATATAGTAATTAGAGAAATATTGGCGTCTGATACAGTATCAGATCTGGTGGACAAAGTCAATTTTAATTTCGATCAGCTGTTACTGAATGGAGGTGGACCAGCGGGTCCAATAGGAGGTTCAGGTCCAGCAGGTCCTCTAGGTCCTAGAGGTTCAATCTGGTTTACAGCGAACGATATTTATAATACATCTACGACAACTACGCCAGATCCTCCTCTAGTCTTCCCTTTATGGTCTGGTACTCCGCAGAAAGTCAATAACTCTGCGCTTCCTGGATATCCACAATTTGCGTTAGACCCTAATAGATATTTGCCTGCAGCAGAAACTGTAACAGGTACTTATCCTGAAAACTCATTTATTATAGGAACTACTGGTAAAATACCAAGGTCTGGTGATTTATATCTACAGGAAACCGATGATACATTCGACTCACTTTCATCTATTGATGGTGATATCTGGGAATTTAATGGTGTTAACCAGACATGGACTTATACGGGTGTAAATATCAAAGGTGATACAGGTACTACCGGTGCTAATGGTTTTACAGAATGGGTTAGAACAAACGACGCCAGCCCTGCGCTAAATGATTTTTTAAGACCAGATATAATTACAGCTAATGACCCTATAGTAAGGGTTGTAATCGGTGTAGGTGATGCAACACAGGCATCAGATATTATAACCGATGGTAGTGTATACACTGATAATGTTCTTACATTGTTTAGTGAAGCACCTTCGCTAGGTAATCCTGAATCATATAGATCGCAGATAGCTCTTACTGATGAATATTCAATACAGGCACCTGCTTCTAGCACATATGACTATGCAAACATTTATACAGTAAATAATACATTAAACCTTTATGGTTTTAATGATGCAGGTGCTACTAACGATGACTACAATATAAATGTAGTTGCAAGATCAGGTATCGTACTATTAGAGTCTATTAACCCTGTTCTTACATCTACACAATCTGCTTTATTAAACACAAATTCTAGACAATTCGAAATAACAAATGGTGCACTTTCAGTATCTGTGCCACCTGTTACACCTTCAAGTGCCAATACAGGCGGTTCTATAGTTACACATAGACTTGCAGATACGAGTGTAGCATTTGATATTACTCATAATAGCAATCTATCTTCTAGTTATCCTGGCTATTGGCCAGTAGGTCCACAAGGTAAAAGTATTAGATTATTAACAACTGACCAGAATACTGGTGCCAGCCAAACATATCTAAATTTACAGACATTTACTAACGGTAGAATAGGTATAGGTTATTTCGGTGCAGCAGGCATTAATAATGTAAATGGTAAATTAGCAATAAACGGAGGATCTAGTTACCCTTCAGGTAATAGTGTGTCTAATATAACTTTTCCTGGTATTATAGTTGGTAATACATGGTCAAATTCTACATCAATTACTTTTAATAACCCAGGCGGTTCAACTGATCCGGGTATTATAGGTAATTCTATTTTCCTTGAAGGTCAATTATCTTCTGCTAGAAATATAAGTACACCTACACAGTTGGTAACACTCGGTACATCTGCATTTAATTCTATAAATGTTTACTCTTCGATAAACATGCAACAGGGTATGATAGGTTTTAATAGCTATAAACCCGGTGGCACAGGGAAATTGGCATCAATGGGAAGTACAGACGCTGGTGGTAACTGGTATATAGGACCTGGTTCATGGCTTCATCAATACATACCTGCGACTGGAACGACAGATAACTTAGTTAACAGCCTTGTTATAGGAGGTAACACTACTAATAATACAACACAGGATTCTACATATGTTAATCTTAGGACGTCTATAATGATAGACACTGTAGAACAGCAGGTTTTATTAAATTCTCAAGCTAGATTTACGCCAGCAGGTAACGTTAGGATGCCTAATTTTATTTCCCACGGTGGTGCTATAATAGGTAGAGTTAGACCGAGTAATATACCGACATTGATTTTTGGCCATGAGGATGAAATTAGTAATAAGAATGTAATAATTGGTTATCCTTCAGGTACTGCAACTCTTTCAACTTCACCTAGAATTATAACAACAACCCCAGGTGATACTTTAGTAAGTAGCAGATCTAATCACACTTATATTGGAACACCTGTATTTAATGGTAGTTTTAATTTCACACAAAGCGATGAATTAAGAACTGCAACAAATACATCTATAACAAGCTTTAGCGGTGGTGTGTATAACACATATTTCCCATCTTCTTATAGTCAGTTTAAGATTATACACGGCGTTAATTACACATTAGCGCCAAGTTCAAGCTTCTTAAGTACTACACAAAATCCATATGATGCTGGTCTAGGCTTAGAATTAGAATCTAGATCACTTTACTTAGATTATGGAAACCCGGGTGGAGGATATGAAAATATAGCTAGAACACCTATAGTTTTAGGTAGCAGTGGTACTCAAATTAAGGGAAATAGGTCTTTGTTAGTTACTAAATCTTCAATAACTTCTACAAATAACATTACCACATATTCACCTATTGTATTATTTGAAATAGCACCTACTAATCATGTGGCAATAGGTAAAGCAATAGTCTTTCCTTTAAAATCGGTAAATGTAGGAGCAACAAGCTTGAAGTCTGCTACGCCTGGAGGCGGTGCTGCAGATACTACTATTACTATTAGTAATATAGTTACTAATTTAACATCAACTAATGCGGGTAGATGGGCAGATATTTCTCAAGGTATTACTGTTATAACACCCGATACCAGTAGAAGTTTACTTATTAGTAGAATTAGCGTAGGATCAAGACCATCGGGTAATATGCTCGACCTAGATCAAAATGCTTTTGATATTCAAGCCGGAATTACTATTGATTTAGGAGCATATATAACAGGCACAACATCAAGTATTTTACCCGCATTATTACAATCTTATAAAAATAGTGTAAGTCCTAATTCTGCGTCTATAACTTCATCTAATATAGCATACAGCTCAAAGTCAGGTAATCCCGCATACGGTTTATTAACAGGTGCACCATTAGGTATAAAACCAGGGTATATTGTACACGATGACGTTGGTACAGGAACTTCATCTAGATTTATGAAAGGTGTAGACACTTTTATAGAAGGTGGTGATTTATTTTATAGCGGTAGTCAATACCCATTCGATGGAATGAATGCTGGTGATGTTTATTTGTCAGGTGGTCAAACATATAAAGAATTTTTAGGAGTTTCAGGTGGTATTTCAGGTTTCGGTGATCCTGTCGTTGATTTTTCTGATTCTAACTTTGGTAATGTTTATTTAGCCACGCGATTAACTAGTTATTCAAACGCTTCATATACCGCACCCGGACCTTCACGTGCAGGTAATGTATATGTTGGTTATAGTTCGGATGTTGCTGGTAATTTTAAAGCCAATGTATTTAGGCCTACAGGTAATGCATTGTTGAATGTTTCAGCACCTACGCAATCTGTTGAAAGTGTTTCAATTCCTATTGACGCTCAAGCTGCAGGAAGAGCTATAAACATTCAAAGAGGTGATATAGTTACTAGGAACCAAGATGCAGGCTGGACTGAAATAAATCTTGTAGATACCCAATTTATAAATCAAGTTGGTCAGCAAGGTGGATCTAATATATTTGAAAGTGAGAATATATTTTGTTATAACGGAGCTAATATTGGAGCTAAAACTTATTTTCCAACTTCATCAGTATTTGGTTATAATATAAACCCACAATGGAAAATTAGATATAAAGTAATAGGTTATACTGTACATTATATTATATCACTTGTCGCTCTTAGATGGACTGTTATAGCGTCTAACGCAGCCAAGGGAGATCTTATTTTTCTAACGAATGCTAATAATTTATTTAGCACAAATCCTAATACGAGTTTATTACCTAGACCTAAATTAGGTTGGACATCTGCATACCCGGCAGTCGGCCAATCATTTAATATGCCGTTTAATCAAGAATCAGCGTCCTTTAGTGGTAGCGGTCATATGTATTTACATCAAAGCCCAACTGATGCAAACTTCCCATGGACAAATGTAGGTCTTCTTGGACCAATTACTGTAACACCGATCGCTGCAGCATATGATTTTTCTCAAGATAGAATTACTATTTATAAATCAGGATCTTCTATGTTTATGAGTGATACTGCTACTGATTATTCCAACCAAGGTGTTGAAAGATACCTATCTAGCAGATTTTTAATTCCTCTAAATGGTCGAAATATGGGTGATAGTTCAAACGCTGCAGTAGGTACACAGATACCTGTAGACGTTTATATAAGCGGTACATATGAATTAGACCCTCAATACTGGTTCCCTTCTTAATTTTTAATAAATAATACATGAAAAAGCAATTAGACCTAGAAGAACAGTTAACAATAGCTAGCCTGATGGATGATTATAGAAATATCCATGATGAAATAAATAAAGTTGAAAAGAAACTTACACTTCTAAGTAAAAAACAAGAAAAGCTTTCAATTGATCTAGATAATGCTAGACAAAATGAGAAAAACTTTGGTGATTACTTAAAACAAAAATACGGTCCCGGTAAATTAGATACCATGACCTTAGAATATACAGTTGAATAATGGCATCTACATCTAAATATCTACAACTTAATTCACAGATACTTCTTGAGTATATCTACCAAGACCCATCTGCACCTACAGTGATCGACACAGATCTGAATGGTGCACGTTGTATGATATTGGATAATAGCTATACTGGTACTAATTTTCTTTTTACTGAAGATAATCCTTATGTACCGACTGGTAACTATAGAACATATAGTGCAATACCTATCAATAGTAAAAGAACTAGATACGCGTACTTAACTACGAATGTGCCGCTTAACTATCTAGACTATGATACTAATCTACCGGATGTAGCCAGTCTTTTAGCACAATTAACTACACCACCTAACGTACCAACTGAAGCACTTCAATACGATACAATTCGATTACATCTTATTTCAGGTTATTCAATTGCTACACAGGGTGATGGTTTTATATTTGAAGCACAGTTTACAGATAAGGCAGGTAAGAAACAAAACTTAACCTCTATTGCCTATCTGAATACTGACAGCTATGAAACCTTAAATCCTGATGAGTTTGTAGTAGGTGAAAGATTGTATACAAGATATATTGAAATTAAGATACCCGCAGTAAGCTATCTTAATGATGTTACTATATCTAATCCTAACGTACCGACTACGTTATCTTATTTGATGAGTTATGGTAAAGGTGTTCAGCCTACTTCCATGATTGACTTTTCACTTAAGACAATTACAACAACTGAGGTAGTTAATGGTTATAAGTTCTTTATTACTGGTAATAATGTTACAACATCTATTAGTAGAACAGATGAATACACTGGCCTTTCTGCTGTAGTGCAGGAGTCGACTTCAGGTGATTATTTCGAACTGTATGGTGAGTATAATGGCGATATCTACGAAGATTTCATTGTAACCCTAGACCAGCAGGCTAATACCAAGATTGTAGTATTCCATGACATCAAGGTTATTGAACAGGTTGGTAGTAGTTTCTTAAAGACCAGTGAAAACTCATTCCTACAGAGTGATAATTTTGGAGTGTCCTATAAGTTTAGACCGATAGTCTTAAACTCTGCTATAGCAACTTCATATCAAATTGAGTACACACTTAGAATATACAATACCTATGATAACTCTCAGATATTGAGACAGGCGCAGTATTCAAGTTTTGATGTTAAGAAATATGGTAGAAGAATACGTAAGATAAATTTAGGACTTGAGCCAAATGTAGCTAAGGTTTATAATGTCCTGCCTGATAATAAACCTGTTGTGAACTTGACTAACTATAACAGAATGAATCTACAGGTACAGGGTCAAGCACCGGTTGTACAGACAGAGTTTGTTACAAGTTTTGTAGATAGAAATAGAATCAGTGCTAGTGTATCAGCAGTTAAAATAGTTCCTGCAACTGTACAGCAAGGTGATGTTATACCTACAGCTGCAGGTGAATCAACAAGTTTCTCTGATATTCCACTTAAGATACAACAGATATCTGAAACTGATAAAGTTTATCAACAGGGTGAAGCACCTATTGGAGTATCACCTTTCGATAACTTCTATCAATTTATCATTTATAATAACGCGGTATCAACAGCTTTAGGCGTTGGAGAACCGCAGCTTCTAGACTTAACACAAGTTGGTACAGTTTATATCAACTTTTTTGATAAAGCTACAGGCCTAAAGATAAAGCTTAAGAGCTATACAAATATAAAAGACTTGAATCCAGCTAATGGTGAAGTCGTATTTAAGATACCGGCTGAAGAGTCTAGTAAAATCTTAGGTATGAAAGACAAGAACTATTATTTGTCTACAGTATTAGAAACAGGCGGTGGTACAAGCGAAGAAACACTTCTTTATAATGGTATGTGGTTTAGTGTTGAAGAGAAAAATACTAAAGTAGCATCTGACGTTATTGAAGATTTACAGACTTCATTTGCGGATTTAGGTGAGGCTTCAACTGCAATTATAACTTCTAGAGACGCAGAGATCGCAGCACTTAAAGCTGAGATTGATTATCAGAAACAATATATTAGTGGATTAGAGGCTAAAGTCTCAGAATTTGGTGGTGACCTTGCTGCAGTTCAATCTTCTCTATCACAGGCTCAAGATGCTATAGCACAGCAGCAGACGATATATGAACAGGTAATTGCCGGTATTACTAATTCTAGCAATGATCTTTTACAAAGTATTATAGCTTCTACAACTACTGCTAATAGTAATGCTGGATCAAAGGACCCTAATGTAGTATACATTAATGGTCAGCCTGTTAGCCCAAATCCTAATTACGGTAATACTAATTCAAATCAAAACCAAGGTGATAAAGCAACTTCTGAATATATTCTTCAACAACAAAAGGGTATAAGTAGCTCAAACGTGGTTATAAACAATGGTGATGGTACTAAATCCGGTTCAATTAACCAGAGTGATAACACTAAGGGATTATAAAACAATAATTAAAAATGCTATTAAACGCTAGGGATAATTTATTTCAATTTGGTTTTCCAAGAACTTTTATACCAAAGGAAGTTGCAGATAAGTATAGACAATATCTAAACAGAATACCTGGTAACATAATTGAGGAACCAATTGATTTTATAAACTATACTATACAGTCTATCAATTTTCCAGGTATGGGTTTTGATCCAGTTCAACAGGCTCAATATCCAGGTAGACAGATTCTATTTAGATCAAGCTTGCCAGTACAGGAATTATTCCAGAAAGAGCTTACTGTTACATTTCAGTTAGTTGATGGTTACATTAACTATTGGATCCTGTTAGATACATTAACCTATTACTACAATTTCTCTACAGAGAAACCATACTCTGAAGCTTTAAACCTTCGTATACTTGATAGTGAAGGTAACGGTTTGGTAACAGCGACAATGAAAAAGACCCTAATCAAGAGTATTAGTGACTTGCAAATGAGCTTTGCGAGCAATGTAGCCGAGTTCAAAACTTTTGATCTTAGTATAGCCTATAATGAGTTAGAGGTCAGGGTTGAATTAGACTAATATATAGATAAACAAGTAACAAGAATGAAGACTTATAACGATTTCATAAAAGAAAGTTTAACCTACAGCGATGAGATTGTAGCCTTGAATGAAAGTTATATCACTGAACTTACAGCAGAGCAGGAAAAACAAGTTGATGAGGCTATAGATCGTTTCATTAATGAGTATCTTAATAGTGGTAAAACTATGGAAGACCTGCAGCAGGATATTATGAATGAAGGTTTTATAGGTTCTATTCTTGGTGGTCTTGCAGGTTTTGCACTTGGTAGCTCAGTTGGTAAAATTATAGCTAAAGTACTAGGCGTAGGCCCAGGTATACTTTATGATATGCTTACCAGTCGTCTTGTTGGTGCAGCTTTAGGCTCAGCACTTGGTTCACGTATCTAATAACCCTTTAATCTTATTTTTATGTTTGTTGGTATCGACTTTTCTATAAACTCACCAGGTATATGCATTATCCATGGGGATCAATGTCACTGGATTAGTAATTCAATAGGTCCTAAAACTAAAGCAGAAACTTCTTATGTAGATCGTATTAAGAATTGCGCTGACGTGTCTTATATTCAATTTGAGAGTACTACATCATCACAAGAAAGCATTGACAGCTACAGTGATAATGAGTATCATAAAATCATCCGTTACATTAGCAGGGCTAATCAAATACGTGAAATAATCTTCAACACCGTAGAAGGTCTTAACTATACAGGGCCGATACATTTTGGATTTGAGGGTTTCTCCTATGGTTCTAATACAAACAACATTATTGATATTGCAATTGCAACCGGCTTTCTAAAGGAGAGATTGATTGAGTATTGCTCTACCCATAATATTGATATGACACTTGACGTTATGGCACCTGGTACTATTAAAAAGCATGCAGGCTCTGGTCGTTATAATAAAAAAGAGATGTACGAAGTCTTTGCCGAGAATAGACACTCTGATGGTAAGCTAGAAAAATCTGACTTCTGGAATTTAGCCCAATCTATAAGAGGCCTGAAGAAGTTACCAAAGCCGACTGACGACTTGATAGACTCTTACTTTGTAGCAAATGCTCTGATGGGGAAATATGTTAGCCTGGCTACCTAGAGACTAGTCCTACCTAGGGAATTAAGAACTTAATTATTGTACACAGCCATAGAGGTATTGTTTCAAGGCCTACTGTAAATTCCATAAAGTTTATCGCCAGGCATCTTTCTTGAAACCTTTCTGTATTAAAACGATATATATTACATACTGATTTAACAAGATTACTGGCCAGTTACAAGTTATTTTAGGCAAATTAAAAGGCAAATTAAATTTTATTACAATGGCAAAAAAACCACAAGAGGATTTTGATATCTTTTCTACCAGCGTCGGTGATATCGATCTTTACAAAAGAGAGAAAAAAGACAGCGTGTTCTATTCTCCTAAAGCAAAAGAAGGCGCAGATGGCACATACAAGGCACTGATCAGATTCATGCCTAATGTCAAAAACCCAAAACAACCTATCATCCGTAAATTTACCTATTGGTTGGAAAGCCCAGACGGTAAAGGTCAAACATTTGATAGCCCTTCAACCGTAGGTGAAAAGTGTCCTATTCAACAAACGTTCTATCGTTTGAAAAATAGCGAATCAGCTGCAGATCGCAGAATGGCTGAGAAGCTTAAGAGAAAAGAGCAATTCTATTCACTTATCAAAGTTATTAAAGATCCACAAAAGCCTGAAAATGAAGGCCGTTATTTTATCCTTAAGTACGGTACTAAGTTGAAGCAAAAGATTGACGATGAAATGTCACCTAGCTTTGATGAACCAACTCAAATCTTTAACCCACTTACAGGTAAAAACTTTGAGCTTATCGTAACCAAGCAAGGTGATTACAACAACTATGACACGTCTAAATTCCAAAGCAAAAAAACTCCTGTTATCGTTAATGGTCAGCCTGCTGATAATACTTCAGAATGTAAAGATGCTATTCTCAAAGAATTGAGTGATTCACCTGATTTAAGTACATTTGAATATCAAGCATGGAATGATGAAGAACGTACAAGAGTTGAAAAGTTTCTTTCATACTACACTTCAAGAGGTAGTTCAATTGACGCAGTAGTAAATGCAAAGCCTAAGGCTGCATCTACATTTGAGTCTGATAGCAGCGAAGATGATGATATGTTTTCTGCTCCTGCTCCGAAAGAAACACCTAAACCTAAAAAGGAAGCTGAATCAAAACCGTCTAACAACGACGAAGATCTTGACTCTTTCCTAGATGGATTAGGTATTTAATCATCCAGTATAATCAAAAGGGAGTCTTACGGCTCCCTTTTTTACTTTTAACAAATGCTAGCATTGGATAATAAGTTTCAAATAGACGAGGCGTTTAGAAACAAGGTAGAAGGTTTAGTTGAAGATATACTAACTTCCGCACATGGTCGAGGGGCTAAAGCAAGAATTAAGCGAATGCACAACCGCTTAAACTTTGCATGTCCCTATTGTGGCGATAGTAGCAATGACATGCTTAAGAAAAGGGGTAACCTATTTTGGGACACTTTATACTACCACTGCTATAACTATGGCTGCAAAACCCATAAATCGGTAAATGAATTTATAAATGACTACATACCTAATGGCCTAAGCAGTAATGAAAGAATTGGTGTAATTGACTATATCAAGTCAAATAATAAAAAGACGGTTAGGCAAACTGTTAAGTACGAGATATTCGAGAAGCTATATAAATTAGCAGTACCTGTTGATTTGTTCATGGAAAGAACCGGTACAAAGAGAATAAAAGAAGGTGATACTGCATATGAATATCTCAAGGGTAGATTGCTAACCAGATCTCTAGATGGTTTTACATTTGGAAATAACAAACTGTACATTCTTAATCTAACAAATGACAGTAAACGGGTTGTTGGTTTTCAAATGAGAAATCTGGGTAGATCTGGTTCAAAGTATCAAACATATAATATCGAAAAGCTATACGGATTCTGTGGCTTAGAATTACCTGAAGACGCAGACGTTGAAAAGCTAAATGATGTATCTACTCTTTTCGGTATACTTGATATAGATTTTACTAGACCAGTTACCGTATTTGAAGGACCGATAGACGCAAAGTTTATAGGTAATAGTTTAGCATTATGTACGGTAGGTAGAAATGTTGAGCAATTTCAAGATATACCAACAGTCAGATATATGTTTGACAATGACCGATCAGGTAAAGAAGCAATGCGAGGTCTTCTTAAAACCGGTAAAGAAGTTTTCTTATGGTCTAAGTTTATATCTGAACACGGTCTAACTGAATACAATATAAAGGATATGAACGACCTGATTATTACATGCTATAAGAATAAACTACAGGCGTATAAATATATTAGTAGCTATTTTTCATCTAACGGTTTAGATAGTTTCTATGTATAAAAATAACGAATGGATAATGGAAGAACTTGATAAATTTAATCAAGACCATGAAACGCACCTTAAGAAATTTAAGCTCTTGTTAGAGGATTTACCTTCAGCTAACTATGATTATAATGGCAAAACAATTTCAGAATTTCAAGTAAAAACAAAGAAGAGAAAGGTTATCATTTATAAAAAGGAATCTGATAACGAGGATAAATTATTTTAACTATGGAAAATCAAACAGAATTAGATAAACTTAACGATCTTGAAAAATTCCTAGAAAAGCAAAGAAGCGAGTGGGGAGATAGGATCGTTGAATTGATAAGTAAGATCAGGGAATTTGAAAACTTGGCAGAAGCTCAGGTTACCATGCTTAGTTATCGCCACATGATAATAGATCAGATCGCTAAGATAAACATAACCTTAAGAAAAAGAGAGTCATCTTACAATATCCAATACAAGAATAAATTTCTTGAGTACTTCAACTATGACTATAAGCTAAATGACAAGCAAAAAGTTAATATGGTTGAAGCCGATCTTTCTATACTTGATAGACAAATAGGTTTTCTTACCGCACAGATCGAGTATTTTAAGGAGTGTATAAAAACACTAGACAATGTTGGATGGGCAATTAAGAATAGACTTAACATCAATGAACTAGCATAAAGTGAAACTTGAACTAAGTGAAGATAATAAGTATCTAATCGTAGCTGAGGCAACCGACATCGAGATTGAACAACTTCGAATATGCTTGACCAGAAAGGTAAATGGATGGAGGTTTCATCCGCTGGTTAAACAGGGTCACTGGGATGGTAATGTTTCATATTTCTTAAAAGATAGATTCATACCAGTAGGTTTATGGAGAGAAGTTACAGACATCTGTAAGAAGTTTAATTATGAAATTGAAATCGAGGGTATAAGAAGACTTTTCGATAACACAATTAAATTTGAAGAATTTGAACAATGGGTAAAAGATTATTTCCAAGGTTTCAACATGGAAATAAGACCATATCAAGTAGAAGCGGCGTACCGTGTTCTAAAGAATAGAGTATGCGTAGCTGAGCTTGCAACGTCTGCAGGTAAGACACTTATTTCATATATCATTGTATCATATCTCCTGCAAAAGGAAAAAGCCAAGAAGATTCTATTTATAGTACCCAGCGTAAGCCTTGTAACACAGGGTGTAAGCGACTTTAAAAGCTATGCCAGATTCGTTGAGAATCCTGTTAAAATTAAATTCCAAGAGGTTTATGCCGGTCAAGCACCGAAAGCGGATTATAATTTTGTAATAGGTACTTATCAGTCATTGTCTAAAAAGCCTAAAGAATACTATGAAGACTTTGATGCGGTTATAGTAGATGAGACACACAAGGTTAAAGCCCAGTCTATCAAACAAATCCTGGAAAAATGTGTAAATGCAGTTTACAGATTTGGTCTTTCTGGTACAATACCTAAACCTGAAACACTTGACAGGCTCACCTTGATGAGCTATACTGGTCCACTGATCACCGAAGTTAGTGCGAACTATCTGGCGTCTGAAGGCTTTGTGACAAAATGTAGAGTACAGGTTATAGAAATGGACTATGCGCCAGAAGAGGTTAAAGTAGCATTCTCTAATTTAAGCCGAACGCCCAGTAGAAAAGAATTGTACCAAATGGAACAAGACTTCATTGTCAAAAACAATGAGCGTCTTAATTTCATTGCTGATGTAATAGGCAGATCAACTAAAAGTAGTCTTGTGCTTTTCCATAGAATTGAACACGGTCAAAAGCTATATAAACTCTTAAGGGAAAAGTTCAGCCGACCTATCTATTATGTAGACGGTGGAACAGATGCTGAAATACGAGATGTGTATAAGGATAAAATGGAAAAATCTGAAAATGTTATTCTTATTGCCAGCTTCGGTACATTCAGTACAGGTATCAGCATTAAGAATATACACAATATCTTCTTTACAGAATCCTTTAAGTCTGAAATTATTGTAAGACAAAGTATAGGTCGAGGTCTGAGACTACACAAAGACAAGGAATTGTTAACCATAATCGACTTCGTCGATAACTTTAATTATGACGGCTGGGAAGGTTATCTCTATAAACACAGTAAAGAGAGGCAGAAGATTTACAAAGATCAGAAATTTTCGTACGCAGTTAAACAGGTTAAATTCTGATATATAATCAAAAACCTAGGGTTATGCCTGTAAAGAATTATAAAGACTTCATAAGCGAAGAGACAAGTGATCTATCAATAGTGCCAAAGGAAATGGCCAATGGTGATATGTCTGAAGAGCAAGAAATGGCAATAGGCCAGCTCAAAACCACAATAGACCATGCCAGCGAACTAATCAATCTTATCGGCAATGTTAAAGATATTGAAGCATGGGTTCAAAGCAAGATAACTACCGCAGCAGACTATGTTGAAACAGTACATAGTTATATGCAAAGTCGATTAGACAATAAAAGTGAAAATCCAAAATAAACAAATAATCAAAATGAAAAATCTAATGTCATTTGAAAATTTTACTCAGCGTGTTAAGACAGACTCTGAAGCTAAAGTTATTGAAAAAAAGACTATGACTCAAAAATCAATGGGTGTAGCATTTGAAAATCTTCTTAGAGAATTTGATGTAACTAACCCATCTGAGATCACTGAAGAGCAAAAGTCTGCGTTCATGGAAAAGCTTTTCAGTGCAGAAGCTATGAATGAACTTTCTAGCCCTTCTACAGGTTCAGAAGTAAATGAAGCTGATATCAAGACAGATGATGATTTCAGAGAGTATGTAAACACTATTCTTAAGCAACAACACCCAGATGATTTTGATGAAGCTAAAGCTAAAGAAGTAGCATCTGGTCTTCTTGCTAAGAAAAAGGGTGACGATTACGGTACTCTTATCGGAATGTTAAATAAAGCCTAATACATGAAATTACTTTCGTTTGATGCATTCGTAAATGAAATGTATCAGCCAGTCTTTGAAGGCGGTGCAGCAGGACATATGATGCACCCCTTTGACGATGCTGAACTTACATTTGACGATTTTAGAAAAATGATTGAAGCAGGTCTTTCTGGTGAATTAAATTTCGAGGAAGACCCTACGGAAAAGACCGATGGTCAAAATATCTTTGCCACAGTAAAAGATGGTAAAGCAATGTTTGCCCGTAACAAGGGTCAGCTTCAGAATCCAATAGATCTTTCAGGTGTTCAAAATATGTTTGCAGACCATCCATCAGAAATGGTTAGAGACACGTTTACGCTTGCGGCTAAAGATTTAGCTAAAGGCCTAGAGGGTTTATCAAAGAATGACCAAGATTCATACTTTGAAAATGGATTAAATTTCATGAATATGGAACTTATCTACTCTAAGAACTCAAACGTTATTAACTACGATAGAGATGTTATCCAATTTCACGGTATTAAAAAGACTGATGGTCAAGGTAACATCACAGGTGAAGATAGTAAATCAGCTAAAGATTTAGCAAAGATTATTAAAGACGCCAACAATCATATCGGTGATGTATTTGAAATCATTCCACCTCAGGCTCTTAAAGTTGCTAAAGAAGCGGACTTCGATGCTAAGAAAGGTTACTTTATGCAAAAGGTTAATAAGCTTCAAGATGAGTTTAAACTTGCTGCAGGTGATCCTGTTTCTAAATACCATGAAATGTGGTGGAGAAGAGAGATAGACAAATCGTTCCCTAAACTTGAACAATCCATTAAAGACGGTTTAGTATTAAGATGGGCATATGACGATAAGAAGTCATTAGATCTTAGAGCTCTTGCCAAGATGATATCACCAGAAGAGATGGAAGCTATCAAGACGTACGATAAAGAAGACGTTAAAAAGAAGTATAAAGAAAACATTAGACCATTCGAAGATTTATTCTTGGAATTAGGATCTGTTGTTCTTAAGAATGCTTCTAACTTCCTGGCTCTTTCACCCGATGCAGAGAAGCAAAGACTTCATGATACAATTAGAAAAGAATCTGAAGCCATTAAATTAAATGGTGACACCAAGCAAATCGAAAAGGTTGAATCAGAGTTAGCTAGATTAGCCCGTATTGGTGGTATTGAGTCAATCATACCAACTGAAGGTCTTGTCTTTAAATATAAAGGCGGTATGTACAAATTAACTGGTACATTCGCTGCAATTAACCAATTAATGGGAATTATTAAATACGGTAGATAATGGCACTTACAAATCTCAAGCAGATATTCAAAGACAGAGGTAGAAGTTTTATTGAAAATCTATTCACTAAATACGTAATAGTAAGTGAGCAGATGGATGGCTCTCGTTTTACAATCATGAGAACCCAGAATGGTTCGCTTGAGTATTGTAAGAAAGACGGTAGTACCATCAACTTCATTGACAGAACCATGATGGTATTCTATGAAAAGGCGATTGAGCACTTTGAAGGATTAGGTATGGAGACCGTTGTTAAAATGCCTGACAATTGGGTATTTGGCTTTCAATATTTTCCATCTGTAGCACCTGTCAACATCGTCTATGACAGACTACCAAAGAACAACTTAATACTTACCGACATCCAGATTACAAATGGTCAAGGTAGAGTATTAAAAACCATATCTGACCCTAGAGTACTTGGTGATTGGGCTAAAACTCTTGATGTTGAAAATCCGCCGATTATTCATAACGGATATCTAACATCACTACAGAAAGAAAAGATAATGGACTACTTAAGTACTCCAGAATCTAACCTTTTATCAATGTTCAATAGCCTATCTTTTACCAGATACATTATTAGCATTCTTAATCCTGATCTTAGAACCAGTGCCTTAATGAATGACATCGATAAACCAATCGAGGGTATTGTCTTTAAGTTTATTACACCAGGTGAAAGTGAAGTCTACTCTGCTAGACTTATAGATCCAATTATGCATCAGCATTCAATGAACGTCACTAAACCGGTTGATAGAAAGGCTAATGACATGTATCAGATAGCAATGCTAGACATAATTGAATTTATGGAACTGGTAAATCTAAATGATATACAACTTAATAGTGAATCACCAGATGAAAGATACATTGAATTGATCTGTATCTTATTCAATGATTACATTCAAAAGAATGGTCATAAATATATTGGTGTTGACTTTGAAACACCTGATTTTGCAAAGAAGCCTGAGTTTGAAATAAACTTAGCTACTATACCTAATGAAAGAACAAGAGAAATCCTTAAGAATAGTAGGCTGAATGACCTTTTCAAAATCGTTATCAGCTCTTTTAGAAAGTATAGAAAGAACACGACTGCAATACTAACCAAGCAGATTGTAGACACATTAAATTCCATCATAGAGAATATACAAAAGAAAGTCGAATTGATGCCAGAAGAAAATCAAATACTAGACTTCAATAACTACTTAAAGAGATCACAGATAGAGAACGTAGCATCTATCTTTGAAAGTATAGTTACTGAAGCACTCAATCTAAATACCACTGAAAAGGGTAAAACAAAGGTTAACATCCTAGCAGGAAGATTTCAACCCTTCACCGAAGGTCACATGAAAGTTGTAGAACAACTATATAAAGCTAATGGTCTACCAACGTTTATACTTATTGTTAGGGGTAGCAAGTCTGATCCTACTAAAAATCCATTTGACGAAGATACTCAACTGGCAATGATCGGCTCTATACAGGGTCAAAATAAAATGATTGAAGGTGCCGCTGTAATTGGTACAGCAGGTATCGATACCATATTCAATGCTTTGAGACCTGCATATGAACCAGTTCTATGGGGTGCAGGAACAGATAGATTGAAAGCCTATAAGTATCAGATTGACAAATACAAAGAAGAGCTTAACGCTTTACCAGAACTTGATGCCTTTGAAATAAAAAGAGGTGACGAAGATATTAGTGCAACCAAGGTTAGAGAGGCGCTTAAAATAGACGATGAAAAGACGTTTAAGCAAATGACGCCAAGAGGTATGCATAAAATGTATGATGAGCTTAAAACAATCATGCAATCAATTAAAGAAAACAATTCATTTAGCCTATTAACCTTTAATGATTTCATCAATGAAAGTCTTATTACAGAGTCTGAAAAGGATGGAACTGTATGGGATATAGCATATGACAACTGGGCTTCAAGTGCTAAAGTAACACCAAGTAGAGTTGTTGCAGGTACAAAAGGTAGAGGTAAACCAAGTAAAGGTGAAGGTGAAGTTTTAAGAGCTGCATTTGGAGGTACATCGGTTGCTGAATCTAATATGACATCATATCTAAACAGCATCGGCGCTCCTACAGGCACATTTATGTTTGATAGTGTTTTACCCCCTAAACAAGGAAACTCTGGTGATTACTATACCTACTACATTAAATTCAAGAAACAGGTTACTTTATTAAATAAGTTTTCTTATAATAGAGGTGATAGCATAGTTTTAGTAGATGCCACAAAGGAGAGTAAGTCTGGCGAAACTGCAGTAATAGGTAAAAAGAAAGTAACACCTGATGAATTAAACTTAACTCAAAACTCTTATGAGAGTTCATTAGCTTATGCAAGTGTTATAGAATCCAGTATTAACACAACAAAATATCCAGATAATTATAAAAACTTCTTAAATGGTTTAGTTAAATCTATTACAGGCGACAGGTCAAATAAAAACCAATACGATAATGTAATGGATTTCCTAGAAAAAGGAACAGGTAAGTCATACACATACAAGATACCAGCGGATATTTTAGAAGGTATAGATTTGATATCAATATCCAATACTGCTAATGACTTTGGTGAAGTTTTAGGCGGCCTGCATTTATTTAATCTGGTTAGAAAGTATAAAAGCGGTGTTTCATTCCCTAAAGCATCAAATGCAGAACTTGTAGATTTTATATTCGATGGTTTACACATATCATCTAAGGCAGGTAGTAAAGGTGGAACACCTGCAGCAACTGGTCTTGTTAAAGCAATTACAGCTTTAGTAGATGCAGGTGAGTTAGCACTCGGCTCAAAGGAGCAAGATCTATACGATAACATTCTTAAGAAGATAGTTGATTTAAGCATATTTGGTTTCTATAACGAAATGCTGATGTCATATCTAAATAGCTCAGGAACTGCATACAATTACTTAATAAAAACTTCAGGTTTAGAACCATCTACCTTGACAAAGGAATCTATCATAGAGTGGTTGTATAGTCTACATAAGAACAAGGCCAATTTTATCAAGTTTTATGATGAGCTATGGAGCCTGTGTGGTACTAAGCCTAAAGAAATTACAGCTAAAGACCTTTATGAAAAATGGGATAACCTGAAGGATGAAACAGTATTTGGTGCGGTATTCTATCCATTAACTACAGTTGTTTCAAAATACCTAAATGAAAACTATGCTGAAGAGTTAACCACATTAGTTAATAAGTCTCAAGACCTGGCTCAGCTTTATTTGATATTTGATATTAAGAACGAAAGCATGTCCTTTATAAGTAAATCCTTTTCAGTAGCTCACTTTAAATTTGAGCCAAAGGGTTCTATCAATTACCCATTCAACGCTTCAATCGGTATAACAAGCGGTTCTGTATCTAAAAAATGAGATAAATAACAAAATGATAAATAACAAAATAACAAATAACCATGTTAAAAATCAAAGGTAGCCTAACAAGACATATTGCCAATAGAAAAGGAAGTGATGTGTATGATGCAGTATCTGAACTTGAGCAAATATTCATAGATTTAGCAACTGAAGAGGGTGTAATCGATCTAGACGAAATTGTATACACAGTTCTTGATATAATTGACTCTGCAGAAGAAGAAGAAAGAGATAAGATCCCTGAACTGGACCGATGAAATAAAAATAAATAAAAATCTACAAATGAAAAATTTTCAAACATTTAATCAATTCGTAAATGAAAATTTCAACCAAATAGACGAGGGTAAAATAGTTTACAAAAGAAACTATACAGAACAATACCCTGCAATGGTTGCTAATGAAAGAGCTGCGGTTAGAAATATAGTTCTAGACTCTATCAGAGATGGTGTTATAACCGAAGAAGAGCTTCAAAAGATATTATCTGAATCTGGAGCACACGACAGATGGTCTTCTAGAAATAGCCACTTCTTTAAAGTTACCAAAGAAGGTGTTAAACTATCTTCATATGGCTTTAAGATTTGGGAGCGCATCAAAAACGGTACTGCAGTAAACGAAGGTAGAGCCTTTGTTAGTGCATTGAAAGAAGCAAGAGAGAAAGGTGAAAAGACATTTGAGTTTAATGGTAAAACTTACAATGTATTGAAAGAGGCTAAATCTAATTCAAGCATTAAACATGAATTTACAACTAACGCAAAGAAAATTGAACAATACTTTAATCAAGGTATAGATGGCTATTATTTAGTTAAAGGCGGCGACCACGGTGAAAATGAAGAATACTGGGATCAGTCCGGTGTCGAAAAATGGATTTTATATTCACCTGACTGGGATAAGAAGATAGAAAACAAGTATGTTGAAGACGGCCTTACTAAAGTTGAGCTAGAAGACGGAGAATTTAACATTGGAAAGTATTAAATAAATTAGATAAATGCCAGCACAAAGTAAAGCACAGCAGCGTTTAATGGGTCAGGCATATGCCGTAAAGACAGGTAAGAAAGATCAGGATGAAGTAAGTGATAAAGTTGCAAGTCTTGCTAAAGGCATGACTAAAAAGCAACTTAAAGATTTTGCTTCAACTAAACATAAGGGTCTACCTGAAACTAAAGAAAGCTTTGTGCCAACTTTTGAAAGCTTCATAAATGAAGATTACGCCAGAGTCCATCCTAATCCTGGCATGAACGTAGGCGGCATGGGTCCTATAGTTATACCTGAAGTCGGCCCATATGGTACTACAGGTTCAGGTGACGTACCTGCACCATACTCAAAAAAGGATAAAGAACTCATGAAAAAAGGAAAGAAAAAAGGTGTAATGCCTGTTTCATTTACACCTAATAAGTATGATGAGTTCCTTAAACAATCTGACAAATAATAAAACATAGGCTCTGTCATCAGTATAACTTCATAAATACTAACATGAAGATATACAAAACAAGAGAGGTTAAAACACCTACAAGAGCCCATTCTAACGATGCAGGTTTTGACCTGTATATTCCAGAAGATTTCTTAGCGCAGGTATTGAATCCGGGTCAATCGGTTCTTATACCTTCGGGCATTAAAGCTAAAGTACCAAAGGGCCATGCTCTTATTGCATTTAATAAGTCAGGTATCGCCGCAAAGAAAAACCTTTTAGTCGGCGCAAGTGTAATTGATGAATCATATCAAGGTGAAATCCATATAGATCTACACAATGTCGGTAATACAGCCCAGGTTATTTCACCAGGCGACAAAATCATTCAACTGCTTTGTATTAAAATGAATTATGTACCTGTACAGGTTACTGAAAGTGAAGATGAGCTCTTTGGAGAAACAGTTTCAGAAAGAGGTGAAGGCGGCTTTGGTTCAACAGGTACTAAATAATTACTATGCTATTAGATATTGAACAACTTGAAAACCAAGTTACATTTAGTTTTTTCAATGAAAAGGGTGAAGTCGAATTAAAGACTTATGACACTACTGATTTTCCTAACTGGTATACATGTGAAGAAAATGACAGAAGACGTAGCATCCACAATATAAACTGGGATGGTAAACCAGTAAGAGCATCCTTTGAAAAGAAAATATCTAAACATGGTCTTATTGAATTTATTGAAAGGTTGCCAACCGAAGACAGTGAAAGAATCTTTGGATATAATTTCCCGAAGACTTTCTTTTTCGATATAGAAACCGAAGTAACTGATGGCTTTCCAGAGCCTGAACTAGCAAATAACAAGATTTTAACCATATCTGTAGTCTCACCTAACCATCAGGTAGTCGTGTTAGGTCTTAAAGACTTTGATCAGAAATCACAAGACAAGGTTAAAGCTGATACTAACAAATACTTTGAGAAGTTTGGTATCAACTGGGATATTAAGTACATTAAGTTTAATACAGAGTATGATCTAGTCTATACATTCATGCATAAGTTCATGCCTAAGTTTCCAATGCTTAGTGGATGGAACTGTATTAACTTTGACTGGAAGTACATAGTTAACAGATGTAAGCGCCTGCAAATTGATCCAGCTGAGGCATCGCCAACCTGTGCTTTAACAAGAGATGGGCTGCCATACCATATAGGTATTGTCGACTATATGGATCTTTATTCCAACTGGGATAGAACAGTATCAGTAAAAGAAAACAACCAGTTGAATACTGCGGCAATGCAAACAATTGGTGTTGGTAAAATTAAGTACGATGGTGGTTTACAACAGCTATATGAAGATGACTACCAAAAATATCTTTACTATAATGCAGTCGATAGTATTCTGGTATATTTGATTGACCAGAAACTTAAAACATTACATGTAGTTCTTACACTTTCTAATATATGTAAGATCAGCTTTTATAAAGCAGGTTCACCTGTAGCAATTACAGAATCGCTTATTGCAAGAAACCTTCTTGTTGGAGGTAAAGTAATGGCAGTTAAGCCTTACCAAAAGGAAAAGGAAAAGAATGAACAATATACCGGAGCCTTTGTGAAGCAACCGGTTGTTGGTAAGCATAGGGCCGTAGCCTGCTTTGACTTTGCATCTCTATACCCATCCATTATGAGACAGTTCAATATTTCGCCAGACTCTTTTATTGAAATGGCACCTGCCAGTAAAATTGATAGCTTTGATAAAAAAGACTTTACTGCTACTTCAACTGGTGCTGTTTATCAAAAAGAGCCATCAATTTTGAAAAAAGTACTTACTGATCTATATGCAAAGAGACGTGAGTACAAAAAGAAAATGCTTGAGTACAAAATTGAACTCGAGGAAATTTCAAAAAAACTGAAAGAAAAGGCTTAATTTTGCTTGAAAAAAATATATACTCTACAAAAAATAAATAAAAAAAGACAGAATTTCTATGGAATTATCTAATCAGATCCTGAGTGACATTACAGTGTACATGAAATACTCTAGGTATCTACCTGAATTTGAAAGAAGGGAAACATGGGATGAGTTGGTTACCCGTAATATGGAAATGCATATTAAAAAATATCCAAAACTTGAATCTGAAATTAGAGAAAAGTATCAAGCGGTATATGACAAGAGGGTTCTACCTTCAATGCGTTCATTACAATTTGGTGGTAAGCCAATTGAAATTAGCCCTAATCGTATTTACAATTGCGCATACCTACCTATCGATGACTGGCGTTCATTTGGTGAAGTAATGTTTTTATTGCTCGGTGGAACTGGTGTAGGTTTCAGTGTACAGAAACACCACATAGAAGAACTACCTGAAATTAACAAACCAAATCCTAATCGTAAGAGAAGATTTTTAGTAGCAGACAGTATTGAAGGTTGGGCGGATTCTATCAAAGTTCTTATGAAGTCTTACTTCTTTGGTGGTTCTACTATTGACTTTGATTTTAGAGATATTCGACCAAAGGGTGCTAAACTTATCACATCAGGTGGTAAAGCCCCAGGTCCACAACCTCTTAAAGAGTGTTTAATTAAAATCGATGGTATCTTATCACAAAAAGAAAACAATGACAGACTTAACACAATTGAGGTACATGATATTATCTGCCATATTGCCGATGCAGTACTTGCAGGTGGTATTCGTAGAGCAGCTCTTATTAGTTTATTTAGCGCTGACGATGAAGATATGATATCGTGTAAATCAGGTAGCTGGTGGGAATTGAATCCGCAAAGAGGTCGTGCAAATAACTCAGCAGTGCTAGTTAGAAATAAGGTTACAAAGGAGTTCTTCCTAGATATCTGGAAAAAGATTGAAGCCTCTGGTTCTGGTGAGCCAGGTATTTATTTCACTAACGATAAAGACTGGGGTACTAATCCTTGTTGCGAGATAGCATTAAGACCCAATCAGTTCTGTAACTTAACTGAAGTAAACGTATCAGATGTTGAGTCACAAGAAGATCTAAATGCTAGAGTAACAGCTGCTGCATTTATCGGTACACTTCAAGCTGGTTATACAGACTTCCATTATCTTCGTCCAGTATGGCAACGTACTACAGAGAAAGATGCTCTTGTTGGTATTGGTTTAACTGGTATTGGTAGCGGTCAAGCTCAAAAGTTCTCACTTAAAGAAGCAGCAGAGTGTGCTAAAGAAGAAAATGCAAGAACAGCGGCTATGCTTGGTATCAATAAAGCTGCACGTGTTACTACAATCAAACCAGCAGGTACCAGTTCATTAACATTAGGCTGCTCATCTGGTATTCATGCATGGCATAATGATTACTACATGCGCCGAATCAGAGTAGGTAAGAATGAAGCAATCTATCAATATCTTGCTATCTACCATCCTACGCTAGTTGAAGATGAGTATTTCCGTCCACATGATACAGCTGTCATCTCAATTCCACAGAAATCACCTAAGGGTTCTATTCTAAGGCATGAATCAGCGTATGATCTTTTAGAAAGAGTTAAATGGTTCTACAACAACTGGATTAAAACCGGTCATATAACTGGAATGAACACCCATAATATCTCAGCCACTGTAAGTATTAAGTCAGAAGAATGGGAAGGAGTTGGTGAATGGATGTGGGAAAATAGAACATGTTATAATGGCCTTTCTGTTTTACCTTACGACGGTGGTACTTACATACAAGCCCCATTTGAAGACTGCACTGAAGAGAAATATCATGAAATGATGGAATCTCTTACACAAGTTGATCTATCTAGAGTAATTGAAGTAGATGATAATACAGATCTTAAAGGTGAAGTAGCCTGTGCAGGTGGTGCCTGTGAGATAAAATAATTGAAACATAATTATCAAGCACAATATAAATCAAAAATCGAAATAAAATGGAAAAGTTTAACAACATTAAATCATTGCTCGAGTCAGTAGAAAAAGATGCAGAATCTTTTTATGCAAAAGGTAACAAGTCTGCAGGTACACGTCTTCGTGGCGCAATGCAAACTTTGAAGCAAATGGCTCAAGAGGTTCGCACCGAAGTTCAAGAAATTAAGAACGGCGAACAAGCTTAATACCTTACTTTACTGGTTAAAAAAGCCTCAGTCTTCTGACTGAGGCTTTTTAGGGTTGAAACTATTACATACTGTTTAGTATAACAATAAAGCATTTTTCATGGAAATAAAACTTACAAGAGTTGATGTTGAAGCACTGTCTTCATTCATCTCGAAACTAACATCTATCGACAAATTCGTCTATCTAAAAATCAACGGCGAAAGTCTAATATCAAGTGTATATCTACCGGAAAGGGACGCAGTTAAAGTCCAAGAGGTTCCAGTTGATGAAATCTTTAGCTTTGAAAAGCAACCTGATAAAAACTTGAAAATCTCATTTTTCAATGGTTCTAAAATAAATGAAGCACTTAGAAACTTCAGTGATACTGATGCTTCTGAATTAACAGGAGTTGTTGAATGCGCTGAAATGGAAGGTGAGTTGATTGCAACTAAAATTAAAATATCTAGCACAGACCTTACACTTTCACTTGCTTGCAGTGACCCATCGTTAGGTTTTATTGACCTAACTAGCGAGCAGGTTAAAGTTATCTTTAGCAAAAAGGATCTTATGTTTGATTTTGATCTAGAACCTTTCATGCAAACTAAGATCAGTTCACTTTTCAACTTAGATAAAGACTCTGATACATTCAAAATCCAGTATACACACGATTCTGTTCGAGTGAAAGGCGATTCATTTGATGCTAAAATTACACAAACAGATGCGACTGCAGGCGATGTAAACGGAGCGGAAGTTATGCTTTATAAAAAGTACTTCAATCTACTGGATAAAGAAAGCTATGTAGTGTCAGTGTGTCTTAATAAACTAATCTTTAAATCAAAAGATAGCAATACACTATTAACAGTATCAGTTTGTTCAAATGACTAATCTAGATAACCTATCAGTAGAAGATCTTAAACAGAAATATAAAGATACTGAAGACTTAGTTAATCAGTACTACAACCAAGAGCAATCTGTTAAGCGAATACTTAACTCGATATACGGTGCATTCGGTAATGAGTACTTCTATTTCTTCAATATCAATATTGCTGAAAGCATTACATTGCAAGGTCAGAATGCCATTCTGTATACTGAAAAGATGGTTAATCTTTACTTTAAAGATTTTTGGCATAAAGACAAAGAGCTGCATGAAAAGATGGGCATCGAAGTAAAAGGCCAGGTATTAAAGCCTGTTGTTATTTACATTGATACAGACTCGTGTTATCTTTCCTTTGAAGAAGCTATCGTTAAGTCTAACTGGCAAGGAACTGAGAAAGATTTCATTCTTGAGATCTATAAAAATCGTCTTAATGCTTACATCAAGCGTGTTCTACAAAAATACGCTGACGGATATGTTACTGAAAACTTCTTGGACTTTGAGCTTGAATCAATTGCCAAGAATGCAATTTGGCTGGCTAAGAAAAAATACATTCAGAATATTGTATGGGCCGATCCAGGTAATCACTATGACCCATTGACTAAAATTAAAACCAAGGGTTTTGAGATTATACAATCATCTACTCCGCTTTTCGCAAGAAAGAGATTAAATGATGCAATCAAACTTATACTCGGCAAAGACAATATAGAGCTTTCTGAAATTGTACAATTCTTAAAAGAGGCAAAGAAAGAGTTTAAGATAGCAAACATCGAAGACATCTGCTTTAGCTTAAGAATGAATAACTATGAAAAGTACATTGTCAGTGATGTTAATACATTTGAGTTTGCTTCCGGTTGTCCAATGACCGTAAGATCAGCAGGCTATTATAACTTCTTACTTAACAGCTCTAAGTTTAAGAACAAGTATCAGTTGATTGGTAACGCCGAGAAGTTAAAGATGTATGAAACAACTGATAAGGATTGTAACGTATTTGCTTTCAAGGCCGGATCATATCCATATGAATTTGCACCTACTATAGATTATGAAGCACAATTTGAAAAATGTATGATCGAACCACTAAATCGTGTGTTAAGTGCAACAGGTCTAAAAACATTAGACCGTAATTTAATATACAGCACTGCACTTTTCTGATATAAAATAAAAATAATAATATGGCAAAAACATTAAAAACTAAAGGCGAATTTAGTTTCGAAGACTTAAATAAAGAGCTTGCGAAAACCAGCTCATTGGGTTCAGTAATGGACATTAGTGAATTTAGCGAAATTGACAAATACATGCATAGCGGTAATTACCATTTGAATGCATGTCTTACTGGTTCAATTCGAAAGGGATATCCAAGCAATCGTTCAATTGCATTAGCAGGCCCATCAGGTACCGGTAAAACGTATCTTATCTTAAACACAGTTAAGCACCACATTGCAGATGATTACTATGTAATCTATTTTGATTCAGAGAACGCTGTTGACAAAGAGCAAATGGTTAAGTTCGGTATTGATACCAGTAAAGTTCGCTATGAACCAATCGGTACAGTTGAAGAGTTTAGAACCATTGTAACTCAAACATGTCAAACACTTATCGATGCAAAGAGAGGTGGTTATGAAATACCGCGTATCCTATTTGTATTAGACTCTGCAGGTAACCTTGCCTCTAAGAAAGAAGTTGATGATGCGATGTCAGGATCTGATAAGGCAGACATGTCTAGATCTAAGAAAATGAAGTCTATCTTCCGTATTATCATGAATAAGATGGCAGAGATTAAAGCTACATTTATCTTCAGTAACCACGTTTACATGACTCAAGACTTTTACCCAGAAGCGAAAGCAGGAGGTGGTACAGGTCCAGAGTATGCAGCATCTATTATCCTGTTCTTAAGCAAAGCTAAATTAAAAGAGGTTAGGAAAGTAGACGGTAAGAAAGTAACTGAACAGACAGGTATCATTGTAACAGCACGTCCAAATAAAAACAGATTTGCTAAACCAACTTCAATTAAATTCCAAATCCCTTTTAATAAAGGAATGAACGAATATGTTGGCCTAGAAAATTACATTTCATGGGAAACTTGCGGTATTCAAAAAGGTTATGTGTATTCTGAAAAGGAATATACTAAACTAAAGGAGAAAGACCAAATCGGTTTAGTTCCATTCACATATACTGATACTGAAACGGGTGAAATAACCACCAGATATTTTGAAGCATCTGAATCTTCTAACAAAATAGTAGTAAGACACCTAGGTCGAACTATTGATAATGCCGAGTTTTTTACAGACAAGGTATTTACAACAGAAGTGCTCGATGCAATCGACGCTCATATCCAACCATTGTTTAACTACGGAATAGAAGATGCCGGTATTGATGAATTTGATATCGATGACGAAACTATTTTTGAAGACGACGCAGAATAATGTTTGATCCAGGTAAAATAAAGCTGAAGTATATTCTAGGTATTCACAAAGACTTACCTGGCTATCCGACAGGTGAAGACATAATGTACTTTGCAATTAAGCGCCACTATGAAAAAGATGGTTCTGACGATATTACATTTACAGATAACTTCATAATCAAGAAACTCGGTCAAGAGCATTTAGATACCATCGTTGAATCACTGAATAAGCTGGTCAACGATGGTTATCTAGCTATAACCAGAGAAACAAAGGACAGTACTACTTATAAAGTACTTATAAACGATTACATTAAAAATGCAATTTAATTCAAATTACGAGAAGCTATTTTTTATATTCTGTCTAAAGCAGCCAAAGTATTTGTCGATAATAGGTGACGGTTTCTTTACCAATCCTGATATCGACATCTTGGCATTCTTAGCCAAGAAGTTTTATGAGAAATTTTCTGAGCCGCCGACATCGTCTCAGATGAAACTTCTTGTTCAAAACTCTAAAAAGGCCAAAGATAAAGTCACAGAAAATATAATTGACACGGTATACGATGTTAATCTAAGTGACTATGATGAGGACTGGTTAGAAACTACTGCAGAGTCCTGGATAAAATGGAGGAACTTTGACAAAAGCCTTATTGACGGTATTGAATATGTAAAGACGGCCAATGTTACACCAGACAATGTTGAATCTATTATTTCTAAATTCAGAGAGGTTATCAATGATAGAAATAAAATTAACTTCGACAAGGATCTCGGTCTAGACTTCTTTAATCCAGATGCCCACATCCAACACACATCAGATAAGATATCTTCAGGATATTCATTTATTGATAGAGTGACAAATGGCGGTTATGATCCATGTTCTCTTGTTGTATATGCCGGTGAACAAAATGTCGGTAAATCTATATGGCTTGCTAATGAAGCAGCAAACTATGTAAGACTAGGTTACAATACAGCTTTTGTTACAGCTGAGATGGCAGGTCATAAAGTTATTAAAAGAGTCGGGGCTAATCTCCTTAATATATCTATGTCAGAATACGACACCAAGTCTAAAGACGTAGTTTTTATGAAGAGAAGATTGGAAAATGTGGGCGATGGCCTACTCCCACCTGGTAGATTATTCGTTAAAAAGTTTCCAACCAGCCAAGCCTCCGTACCTGATATTGAAAACTATTTGCTAGATCTAGAAGAAACGACAGGTGCAAAACTAAGAGCAGTTGTTATAGACTATATCAATATTCTTTGTAACCATAGAAATCCAAATAGTGAAAACACCTATATGAAGATCAAGCAGATAGCTGAAGATCTTCGAGCAATGGCTGATAGAAATAAATGGTTAATTGTAACAGCTACTCAGATTAAAAGAGGTGCCTACAACTCAACAGATATTGGAATGGAAGATATATCAGAATCTGCAGGTCTATCGCATACAGCCGATATGATGTATGCTATCATTCAAGATGAGCTAATGCATTCTGAACATGAATACTGGTTAAAGATACTGAAAATAAGAGACGGTGAAGGTAAAAACTTAAAATGTAAATTCAATATAAACTACGACTATATGCGACTGAATGAGACTAATGAAACATCCAGTTCAGGTATAAATTAAATATATGAGAACAAAAAGAGATAAAATATTCGATAATAAATTCGATGAAACAGAGTACGATTCACAGCCGATAGCATTTAGGGTAGATTCTTCATATGATGGGGATTCAAGTGTGGAAGATACTGTACATGACTCGATTCTTTTTGAGAAAGTTGAAACACTTATTAAAAATAGTAAGTATTCAGAATACGCTGAGTATGATAAAATCAACCCCGATAAGCTCAGTAAATCATCCATCAATGAGATATATGTTTACATAAGTCAAAATGTAAATGAATATACTAAAACCGAAATCTTTTCGGTACTGTCTGATTTTCTAGATGTTGCACCCAACAAATTCTACAACTCCCTAAGTAATATTGCAAAAGAGGAGTTAATACTTGAGCTAGATAAAAAACTAAATATCCTTGACAAAAAGGGTATACGTAAATTATTTTAACATGGCTAAAAGAATATTCATTCTAGGCGACGTGCACTTTGGTATAAGAGCTAGTAGCATGGAATGGTTTGAAATAACCAAT